CCGCGACCGCGCCGAACGGCTGGCCCGTGTCCGCGAGCACCGGCATCTCCGTCCCCAGGTTCACCATGCGCCGGAGGATCACGTCACAGTAGGCCGGCGACAACTCACAGCCGTAGCCGGCGCGTTCGAGCAGGTGCGCGGCCGCCATCGTCGTTCCGGATCCCGTGAATGGATCGTACACCACGTCGCCCGGATCGGAGAACGCCAGCAGGAAGAACTCCACCAGCGCGCGCGGAAACGGCGCGGAGTGCGATCCCTGGCTCGACTCCGACTTCACCTCGATCACGTTCGACGGGCGCGCCACGCCGGCGTGGCGGCCCTCGGAGTCGTCTGAAAGACTGTTACGACTTCGCTGCCACGCATCCTGGTTCTTGCCGCCGTCCGCGGCGGCGCCACGCATGCCGGTGCCCAGCAGCCCGCTTCCGGATTTCGACTTCGGATTGTTCGGCGAGTAGTCGAAGCAGTCCTCGGACTCATGCCCGACGCGCTTCGGCCGGAACTTGATTACCTGTTGACGGGCGAAATGGAATACCGGCTCCCAGGCGTTCTTGAACCGGTTTCCCCAGCCGCCAGGCACGCCGTTGTCGGTCTTGCGCCAGCAGAACTCATCCACGAAGCGCCAGCCCCACTGCCGGCGGTGCGCGATGACCAGGTCCTTCACGTATAGGCTGCGCTCCCCGTCGTCGGCGTGTTCCTTGATGTTCAGGAGGTAGGAACCGTCGTCCGCGAGGATCGCGGCGATGTTGGCTGCAACGTCTCGGAACCACTCGGCATACTCGTCCGGCGGGATCGGCCGAAAGCCACTCGACGCGTCGTAGTCACGCTGCGCGGCGTACGGCGGCGACGTGATCACCAAGTTGGCGCGCGCATAAGCCGGGAATAGTATTCCCAGGCTATTCCGGTCGCGGCAGTCGCCGCACACCAGGCGGTGCTTTCCCATCAGCCACAGATCGCCCGACTTGCTGACCGCCTGGACCGGCGCTTCCGGAATCTCCTCCTGCGCCTCGGGAGCCTGCTGCGGTTCGTCGGGCACGGCCAGCAGTGCGTCGAGATCCGCATCGGAGAAGCCGGCGATGCCGACATCGAAGTCCTCATCCCGGAGAGCATGCAGTTCCTCGGCCAGCAGCGCCTTGTCCCATCCCGCCAGTTCGGCCAGGCGATTGTCGGCCAAAATGTACGCCCGCCGCTGGGTTTCGTTGAGATGGTCCAGCGCAACTACCGGGACCTCAATTAAACCCAGCTTACGGGCGGCCAGGATGCGCCCGTGGCCAGCCACCACCATCCCCGTGCCGGAGTCCACCAGGATTGGATTCAAAAAACCAAATTCTGCAATGCTCGCGGCGATCTGGGCGACCTGCTCTGGGGAGTGCGTTCTGGCGTTTTTGCCGTACGGCACCAACCGGTCGATCGGCCAGACCTCAATGTGCTGTGCGAACACGGGCGTGAATGCAGAAGACAAATTCATCGCTGGAGTTGGGTGTTGATATGCTTCCAAGCCCTGCCGAACAATGCGTTCCTGACTGCCCAACGGCTCACCCCAAAGCTTCTGGCGAAACGCGTGATCTCACCCGGTCGGCCGCCGTACGTTGCCTTGAGAAATCCCACTTGTGCGTCGCTCATCTTTGCGCACCAAATGTGTTCGCCTTGAGGTTGAGTTCCATGCAACCTCTTGTGGCCGTTATTCTCCTTGGGCGTGCACCAAGCCAGGTTGGAGGAGCGGTTGTTGGCAGTGTTTCCATCGAGGTGTGCAACTTCCTTTCCGGCGGGCCGTGGGCCATGAAATGCCAGGGCAACCAATTGATGCACACGCCGGGATTTATATGCGTTGGCCCGCCAGAGATTCACGCGGCATCTTCCATCGGGATCAATCCTGGCCCGGAGGGCGCGCTCTCCGCCCACGCGACGAATTCGCCCCCAGTTGGAGGCTTCATATTCTGCGAAGCCTGGGATTATCCGCCACTGTTCACTGAGGTCGTGGAGCTTATCCGACGGCCAGATCTCGATGTGCCGTGCCATCACGGGGGTGATCGGTGGTGTAGTCATGCTGTTTCGGGGCGGGGACGTCCGGAACGGTAATCCCCGCCCGAGGTTGGTGCTCAGCAGATGGCGGCCTACGAACCGGAACCCTAATCGCCCGAACCGGCAGATGAACCGGAGCTCGGCGGAATCATGGCTGCCTGGGCGGCTGCGATGAGCGTGGTCAGTGCGGTGTTGTAGTTGGTGGCGGCAGCCAACTGATTCTGTTGGCCGGTTGCCACAGTCGCGTTCGCCGCATCCAGCTTTGCCTGGATTGCGGCGGTCGCGCTCTGGTCGTTGGCCGTGGTGGTGACCGCAGTTTGGTATGCGGTACCAGCCTGCTCGACAGCAGTAATAGCATCGCTGAGACTGGGAGCGGGATTAGGAGGAGTTGTGCTCATAGAATCCTTTCGTTTTTGTTGTCCGGCGCGGCGGATCGTCTTTTTTACCGGAACCAGCGCGGCCGCGATGGCACCCACCGGGGCCGGGATTGATACCGGTCGCGATCGTGATACCACGGGTCGTCAGGATGGTGTCCCCACCCCGCATCCTTCCACTGCGTTGCGCCCTGCGCGGAGGGTTGCCGCTCCGCGCGTTTCACGGTCGCGGCCGCAACCACGCCACGGAGTGTTGCCACCGCCAACGGCTGCGCTCGCGTCGCCGCCGCCTTCGAACCGCACACCGGACAACATCGCGGGCAGAAACTTCCCGAATGGAACACCGGCTGATGCATCTTCTCCGCGCGTCCGCCGCACATCCGGCACGCGGCATTTGCGACGGCCGATTGAACGCAGTGTCCCATCAGTGCGTAAACCAATCCCGCCGCTCGATCCACGGCTCGCGCTCGCGGCCGCTGGGCGGGGGCCGTTGCGGCCCTGGCCGGGCACCTGGGGACCGCTCGGCATCCTCGCCGCCAGACTTGGCCGCGATCATCGCCTCGATCTGTTCGGCTTGCTTGTTTAGTCGAAAGCGATTTGCGATCAGCGATTGCAGAGCGGCGTAGGCGTAGCATCGCGCGTCCAATGCCTCGTTGCGGACGCCGGTTTTCTTGATCCACTCGCGATGCGCGAAGCCCTTGCTGTACCGCACACGGCACGTCTCCGCCGTAAGTTGTTCGAAGTAAGCCAGGTCGTACTGGTCGCCCATCGGGAAATGACAGAAGCCGGGGCCCGGCTCGGTGATCTTCAACCGCGCGTAGAGCGCTTCCTTAGATGCGTCCACCCCAATTACCCATAGCGGACGATTGTCTTTGGACTTGCTGTGCATTCGCGGCCAGATCGGACGCTGCCCGGCCGCGCCCTTGATCGGGTAGATCTTGGGTGCCGCCCTCCGGCGCAGTCGCTCGCTGCAGAACGACTGAACGATGGGCGGATGAAAGCCCGAGTCCACACACGCCGCGGCTATCTCGAACTCCCGCCCGCAGGGATGATCGAACCGCAACGAGAGTGCCTGGTCGAACGAGTCCCACAGATCACGCTGCGCCGGGTCGCCCACCAGGATGATGTATGCCAGAGACCAGCTCTCCTCGTCGCGACCCCAACCGACGATTTCCAGTTCGATCCTATCGGCCTGGAGGTCTGCGCCGAGAGTAATGAGCACAGCGCCCGCGGGCAGCATGATGTCCGGACGGTATGGCTGTCGCCGGCCCAGCAGTTCGCTGGCGTCCGTCTTGGTGGCGCCGGCCTGCTGGAACGTCTCGGCCAGGACCGTGTTCGTGAACGTCTGCATCCGCTCCGGCGACTTGCGGGCACGGAGAAAGTCCTTCGCAAGTTGGCCCCACATTGTCCACGGCGAGTACAGCCCGTTCAACCAGAAGCCCGCCGTCTCCCCATCGCCGGGCGCTTCCCCCCGCCACTGGCCGCGCGCCAGCATCTCCGGTTTATGGTGGTCCGCGATCCGGTCGTGACAGCGCTCGCAATCGTACCAGGCCTCGGCGGGTTTCCGCTCCGGCCACTTCACCTGCGCCCAGCGCAAGACCTGGAACGTGCCGCAAGCAGGGCATGGCACGTAATACTTCCGCTGATCGGATTCCTGGTAAGCCTGCTCGATGCGGCTGACCTCCGCAATGGTCGGGGTCGAGACCATGGCGAT